TGACTGTTCTTGCCCGGTAGAACTGTCACCTTCAGAACTTTCATTTTTACCCATGTCTTTAAAAAAATCATTAAGACCTTCCATAGTTTCACCTAATTTTTCTTGTAAGTCTTTTTCATCTATTCCTTCAAACATATTCATAGAATCTCCAAATGTGCTCTTATCTTTAACACTACCAACTACTGTAAATAAAACTAATTGCAAGTATTTCCATATTGTTTTACGGATATTTTCAGTTACTCCTTCGGAATTATAAAGGATTTTGAAATCTACATTAGGCAAGAAATTTACATTTACATCCGGTTTATCTGAAAAAATGTCAGCATTTTGGTATAGAATATCAAAAAAACGTTCGGGATATACTGTCACGCAATATTTGTATATTTCATCACGCGATGAATCATCTATTGTTCCGGTTAGATTATTCCATCTATCACTATATTCTGGAAATGTTGTTGTTAAATCATTTGTAAAATCATTAATTACTGTAACAAAATTGGGAGGAACTTCGGTTGAATCCATGCTATATATTTATAATATGGGTATAATCTGTTTAACTACTTTTTGTGTAAATTACTTATCTCTGAGTGTGAATATTGACGTATTTATCATGCTCGTCCATAATATCTATAAGTGATTTATTCTTACTTATATTGTTAGTATGGTGTTCGAATAATAAAGGACTATGTCTACGAAGTATTGGTCGTGGAATGTTATCTGAAATATTATTGGATGTATCTGTGTTTGTATTCAACCAATCCGGGGTGGGTATTGTCTTTACCATAATCGGTAGTGTCTCGGTTGATACAATATTATTAGGGGGTGGTTGGGTTTGTTTTGAATTTTCGCTCATTATTGTAGTTGTATTGGTTCATGTACGTTTGTTTTTAATCAATTTTTAGTGTATATTATTGTAAAATTGAATAACTAAGTGTCAATGAAAAAGTAATAACTAATAAAACAATGACGACCATCAATATTTATATTCCACGCATTCTTGGTTCTGTTACAGAAGCAGAAATATTATCTGTATTTCCACGTATGGATATAGGTAATGTAACTAAGATAGACATGAAATATAAAATTAACGAACGCAAACATGGATATTATTATGCCTTCATTACCATTCAGTTGTATTCAACTATTAGGGCTACTAATTTTAAGAAAAACGTATATGAATACGGAATGATAAGATTATTATATGACGAAGAAGCCGCACAATACTGGGAAATTAAACACCATATTGATAGAAATAAACGTATTAATTTACCAACATTAACAAATGTTCCATTCTTTAGATATAGTACACTCTCACCTACAAAAAACAAAGAAAATGATTCGCAAGTTGAAAACACAGATAAACCATATAACATGTGGGATAATTCATTTGACTTGTTAAGTGAAATAGTAGTAGTTGATGTTGAATTATGAGTGTAATTCATATGTGATTGAACTTTTTATGTGACGACAGTATATAACATGGCAAATAATTTATCTCATAATCTTGAAAAGTTGAAATCGACTTTTCATAATATATTATTATTACGTAATGACGTAACCAAGATAAAAAAAAAAGTAAATAATAAAATAATGGAACTGAAAACAATATATGGAGAACTTTCTAAGAACACAACAAAAAAGGCTTTACTATTCAGTTTAGACTCCTTTTTTTTCCAATATAAATTGTTTTCTGTCGAATTAGAAAATATCGACCGATTTCGCGTCTTATTAAATAACCGAATGTATTGTGATTATTATAAGTTATATATACTGATTGTTAATTATATAAAAGATAATACCGACGATTTAAATGCTGATAAAATAGATTTTCATACATTCCCACCATACAAGGATTTAGAACCATTCCAGGAATATAATTTAGATGATATTAAACATATTCACGAAGATATTATGAAGTATATAAATTTCTTATATGAATGTTATGAAATAAATCAAACAAAAATAACAAATTATAATGGTAAAACACGTATTGGGTTCTCTATATCAAATTTACTGAATACGTTGGAACATGAAAACATTGTATTAAAACAACAAATGGCGTTATATATCAATTATCTGTCATTTTTTCACATATCTCAAACCAAACATTTAAAAAACATCTTACAACGTCTTAAAGATTTTGATAATGAAATAGAAGAAAATGTCAATGGAAATCACGCATATTCGGTTGATGATGTTGAAGAGGCAGATTCTATTCGTAAGTTTGACTATAACGAATCTGATGATGAAAATCCTATTCTTACAGATATAGAACCTATTTTTGACGATACATCGGTATCAGTAGAATCTGTTTCAGATGTTATACCATATACTAAAAAAGAAGATGTCAATATACTATTAATTCCTGATATTAGTGACAATATATCACCTACTCCAGCACCTACTCCCACATCTGTATCCACAAATTCAGATACAGAAAGTACATCATAATTGTTGTAATTACTATATTAGAAATAGAATATTGTGCAAATATATAGCTTAATTTAGATGGATACAGATGTGCCTAAAAAACAAACAGATAATAAAGATTTAGATGGTAATGATGACAAACATAGTATTGGTGGTGGTGGAAATCCATTGGATGATAAAATCGTATGGTCTCCAGACAACGAAAAAATATTAATTGAATGGTGTGATGTAGCACAATGTTACAAATGGTTAAATTTTAGAAGTCATACTAAACTCGCAAGTCAACAAGCATGGTTTACTATACCAGCTATTATTTTATCTACAATTACTGGAACCGCATCTTTCGCACAAGAAACATTCCCACCAAATATTAAACAATACGCACCCGCAATAATTGGTAGTATCAACATTTTAGTAGGTATTTTAACCACAATTCAACAATATTTAAAAGTATCAGAAAAAAATGAAGCACATAGAGTATCGTCCATAGCCTGGGATAAGTTTGCCAGAAATGTACGTATTGAATTAGCAAAAAAACCAGACGAGCGTGATAAAGCAGGACATTTTATAAAAGCATGTCGTCTTGAATTTGATAGATTAATGGAAACAAGTCCTTCTATTGAAAACCATATCGTTAAAGAATTCAAACATAAGTTTCAAAATAAACCTGGGTTTGACAAAGTAAAGAAACCCGATATATGTGATACTATTATCAGTGCCGAAGAAACCAGAAATCAATGGTATCTTGAAAGTAATAATGAACCAATTATAGATAGTGCTGCTGAAGAAGCAGTCAGAGAAAGAGACACTTTCATATTAGAGCAACAACGTATATTAGAAGAACGTAATGAAGAATTAATACGACACGCAGAACTCAAACAAGCACATGAAAGTAAGAAATTACAAGAAATTCAAGAAACAGCCAGAAAATTACATGAAGAGGAAGACGAATACAACCTTCATGTTGAAAAAATTAACCAATTTATCAATGGATATGAAGAAGTATATGCAAGAAAACCATTAAAAGAAGATATTATAAATCAATTTCAAGATACTATCGATGCAACTGTTATTGAAAAATTTTTATCTGGGTATATGAAGTAATATCTAATATAACTATACCAAAAATATATTAGATATGTGAGAACAAATTGGTATCTTTCACCGCCCAATATTCCATATTATTATAAAAGAACCGAATACAAGATTTATCTTTTATATATCCTACTTCGGATTTTGTAAAATTCGCATGCAGTATATAGTTCGCAGTACTTGTAAATAAGCTATATCTTTTATAATTATAACCATTCGAAATAGAGTTTGTAGAGAACATTGTAATATTACCAAATATATCATGAGACACCTTATTAGATACCAATGAATTACTCAACGTGTCAATTGTTTCAATGTTTATGTATTTATCATCTTCATATTGGCATATATACACGCATATTGGGGGTTCTACAATGGCATTGTTCTCGGTATATATGTTTTTTATGTCTGAATTATTAGAGAACATAGATGTAATTATTTTACATATTGGTATGTTATTCGATGATTTTTTATGTATTATTTCATCTGTAATTACCCATGAATATTGATTCTCATTAGGAAAATCCATGTGAATAATCGTGGTATTGATAAAAATATATAATTTGCCTTCCATATTCACATACCCCTTATAATAATCTTCTGACTTTTCATATGTAATACCAAAATTATTTTTAATATATTGAGAACATTGTTCCGGAAGGTATAATTCATCATCATATTCATCACTATTTGATGACATATCCAATAATTCATCATCGTCATCTTCATCGTCATCTTCAATAAATGGTATTATATCATCGGTTTCGCTGTCAGAACTACTATCACTGTCAATGTTCTCTAATAATCTGTTTTCATTTGGAAATTTCATTATATTATTCTCATTATTCATTAAAAATTTTACATATGGTTTATCACTATCATCTACAATACTATATAATACATAATTGAACTCCGTATCTTCCGTGATATTTATTACTTTATGTAGCGTATCATTACTTAAATATTTATACGCAATATTGTTCTCCATATTAATAATTTCATTATCTGGTTCATTTATAGTATTATATATAGATGGTGGTTTTACATCATATACTACTGTTCCTGGTTGAATCTTTTTCATGAATTTATCATTTATTATGTCTTCTATTTCTGGTTTTATTGATATCATTGTATACAGTATAATTTGATAATATATTGCGAAAATAAACTTGTAAAACTACATAAAGATAACATCTGTTAAGTTATTATAACACACGTTACTATAGATACTACTATTTTCTAAATGTCCGATTACGACAATAACTCAATTCACTCACTCAACGATACCCAACGGGGGTATATGCTTCCAAATGAAGACGACAATTTTTCAGTAGTTACTGATGACCTTTCAAATAAATCTGTTGGAAAAAAGGTATTTAAAATGGGACGAAATGGGTGGAAATTTGACGAACTTAAGATGCTTGACCCTGGATATCATCGTATTGTAAGAGACCATGATGGTATTAAAACTAAAACTGAAATATATTCTACATCAATCGTCCCTGGAACAATGATTCGTGATGCTATTACGGGACATAATTATCCCCACTTTCATGTTGGTTGTTGGAATGAAGATCTTTTCTTCAAGGTTAAGGATGCGAGCGGTTATGTAGGCAAAGAGACTTATGACCTATATTATGACAGTCCAGAACAATATGAAAGACATGTAAAGACTAATATTTCGGTAACTACGAAAAAGAAGTGGACTGATAAATTTGTACTGGCACAAGCGAGATTGGAATCAGAACAACAATAATTTAGGAACAACTATAATAAAAATATCGCAATTATATAACTATTAAAAATGAATAAAACAATAATATCTTGGTCTCATTACTTATATGCTACAATTACCGCATCTGTATTAGCATATGTAACCGTTATGGATTCATCTAAAGATTCAGATGACTCAGCAATAAGTATGCTTCCGAATATAGATTTTTCGATTAAAACAGAAGAACCTGTATCTGTAGAAGAACCAGAACCAGTAGAAGAATCGGTGCAAGTAGAAGAATCGGTGCAAGTAGAAGAATCAGTGCCAGTAGAAGAATCAGTGCCAGTAGAAGAATCAGTGCCAGTCGCAGTAGCAGTCGCAGTAGAAGAACCAGTGCCAGGAGCAGAACCAGTAAAAGAATCTCAAGTAGGTTCTTCAAGAAAAAAATTGAAGAATAACAAAACAAAAACCACTAAGAAAAATAGCAATAGTACAAAGACTCATCGTCGTCATTAAAATATAGGCATTTGTTAAATGCCTATATTTAAAGAGATATATATATCAGAACCGCATGAACGCAGAAAAACAATACACAATATAATTAATACAAGTGATATACGTCACATATACGTATCAATTGGGAGTAAAATAAACAATACTGACAGCTTTATGAATTATAATAATAACAGTGTTTTTCAAATGATACCGTCATATTTTAGTTTAAATAGCACATCGCACCTAATCATAGTATTTGACACATTTACTCAGTCTGAATATGAGTCATGTTACGAACATATGACTCCCTATATTACTCCGAATACACATATAGTTTTATGCAATCAACTATGTGATTATAGATTTATTCGTAAGTTTATTCCATACATCATAGATATAGCAAAAACAATCGGTTGTATGCCATCCAATATGGTAATATGCAACTATGTCAAATTTAAATATCAACCAAACCCTATAGAACAAAGGTATTTAAACGAGATACCTAATAATATATACGCAGTATTGAAAACCTCGCAATATAAAGACTATATTGAAAGCTTTTACGAATGGTTCGGATATAACGCATATTTATATAATTTTATATATAAATATAAGTATTATCAATTATACCGAGGTGCTTACAGCTCATTGAACCTTCTTTATGACACAATCAAAACAATAGAATATGATAACACATATCAACTATGTATTTCAAATCCACACATTATAAACTTTTGGAATTATGTATACAATATTACAAATCCTAACATTAAATTAACATCAATATGCGATGATTTAATAGACGGCAATAAAATCAAAGTAACTCCTCACAACGTATAAAAAAATCATGTAGTTCATCTGTATTCGAATTGTTATGAATTTCATCTGGAATATAACTATCATTCTCTTTTTGATAACACAAAATAGCAGGAATTCCTACGAACATTTTTTTTGTTTTCAAGAATGCATATACATCAAAATTATTATCAATATCAACGACCGCACATTGAACGTTATCGGGCATATTATTAAATTTTTCGAATACTTCCTTTTCTATTTTTTTACAAGGAGCACACCATTCAGCTCCAAATTTAACGATGAATAAACCGGGATTAGATTTGATAAGAACCATATAATCATCGCGAGATTTGATTTCAGTAATAATAGGTAAAGTCATATTTTCTATATGAACATTACAGACATTATTTCTATACGTATTTCGTAAAAAAGATAAAAGAATATTATTAGATATAGTATAGTAATTCAATGTCAATAAAAGACCATAATCTAAATATCCATATGTATTCATTAGAAGAACTGCTTGGATTGTTTGATTTGACATTTAATATTTCACATGACGACCTTAAACGTGCTAAGAAAGTAGTTCTAATGACACATCCAGACAAATCAAAATTAGACTCTAAATATTTTCTATTTTATAAAAAAGCATTCGATGTTATAGTTCGTTTTCATGATAATCAAAATAAACAAAATCAGAAAATCAGTTCTAACAATACCGCATATACCCCACATACAAACAATGAAGATGATAATAGAACTGTCAAAAAAGTTTCATCGGTCATTAATGAAATGTCAAAACGAGAATTTCAAGATAAATTCAATGACCTATTTGAAAAGAACATGGCAACCAAAGTGGATGAAAGCAGAAATGAATGGTTTAAAAACGATGACCCATCATATACAACTAATGAAACGGTCAATTCAAGTAATATGGGAAAAATATTCAATTCTATTAAAGATCAACAAACGGGTTTAGTAAAATATCGTGGCGTTGAGAACATTATATCAAATCAATCATCTACTTCGAATTTTTATGAAGACAATGACGATGATGTTTATGTTACAAGTGACCCTTTTAGTAAATTAAAATTTGACGATTTACGAAAAGTTCATAAAGACGAAACTGTGTTCTCAGTGAGCGAACGTGATTATCAAAATGTAAAGAAATATTCATCAGTAGACCATTTTATGCGAGAACGAGGACAACAATCTACCGCACCTTTATCTAAACCTGAGGCTGAACGCATGTTAGCACAAAACGACCAATTATACCGTGAAAAAATGATGAAAAAAGAATACTCTTCTAATCTAAAAAATATGGAATATGAAGAAAAAAACAAATCAGTACTATCAAATTTTTTAAGAATCAAACATTAGGGATTTGATGGAATCAGATGTTGTGGCATACACCATTCCTTTTTCATATCTAATAGTAAGTTCTCAGTATCACGGGTAGTATTCTCAATATCACTATAACTTGTATATTGTGTTACTGTGGGAGGGGTAATCATATACCAAAAATGCTGATATTGTAACCTCTGCCAATACATATCTACAGCGTGTTTCTTAATAGATTCTTTTGATGAGTCTTTGGTTAGTTTATCTACACTTTCCTTGAAATTCTCAAGCAATATGTCATACATGTGCTTTTTGACTATATACCCGGTTGTAGTACGACAATAAAATACACGAGAACAATAATCCTCTACTATTTGATATGGACGTGCATTATTCCCTCCAATGATTAACACATCCCAATTTATTTTTGTGTTTGTATGGAATTTTGTAATGTTTTGTTTCAATAATTCGGGATTTTTGAAATGAATATCATCTTCACAGATAAATACATAATCATAGTCTCTTTTTTTTGCTATTTCCAAACATTTTATGTGACTCATAGTGCAACCTATCGCCCCTATATCTTTTTTGACTGCGTCTACCCTTTCAGCATTTATAATCATTTTCTTAAATTCGTTGGTTGCGTGTTCCAATCGGTCTTGACGATGGTCTAAATTAATGAAAAGAGTATTTTTAAATAATTCCATCTATTTTTATTATTATCCATTTCACTTTATACTATTTCAATTCATATGATATACAAATATCATATGTCTAAAAAATATTTATTTCTTGTTCTTGCGAGACTTGTTCTTGCGAGTCTTGTTGTCCTCCTTCTTGAAAGAACCAAATTCACCCTTCTTAGTGAAGTAACCTGCCTTCTTAAGACGGTTATTCTTCTTGGCAGTCTTGTGCTTTTTAAGAGACACAATACGTCCGTGCTTATTCTTCATTAAATCTTTTTTTTCTAAACCTCCGGTAGTCTGGTCGACAGTTCCGTGGAATACTTGAGCTCTTGAACCAACAGTCATTCTATATCTAATACATAGATTTTATTTATGAGTCACTATCAGTATTTACATCTTCTACTAAAACTGTTTCATCGTTTATTTTATTATTTTTCGGAGTTTCTTCTAAATTCGCATATTTAGATATGTGATGTTGGGGTTTATTTTCTTCTTTTGTGGGAATCTTATTATGATTATTTTCTTGTAACTGAGTTTCGATGTTTATTAAACGCGTTTTCGTTTCTTCTAATTGTTTTGATAGTTCTATAATATGTAAACGCATTGAGTACATTTCTGACTTTTGAACTTCAATTAATTCACTCCAATTATCTTTGGATGTTTCTGTGTTCCATGATACAGATTTCTTTTCTTTAGATTCTTGTAGTTCTATCGCTTCCAAAGTTATATTATTGCTATTAGTGGAATCTATACTTAACTTATTTGTCTGTTGGATTGGTTTCATCAATTCTTCTCGTTCTCTTCTTTCACGCTCCAATAATTCGTTAATATCCTTATTTTCGTCATTGGATGTTTCGCGAAAATCGATTTCATTGGGGGTTTTACGTTGTAACATAGTATCATATTCCTGCTGACGCATCTGAAACTGTTTATTAAATATATCTTCTTTACTCTCGTTTACTATTCCAGGTGTATTAATAGTATTCGAATGAGTCATCATATTCATCGGTTCATGTGTGTTGGGGTATTGTTGTGTAGTGGAATATTGTTGTGGGGCGGGGACATGTTCTTGTGGAGGTGTATATTGACTTGAATTATGAGCGGTATATTGAGGATTTTGTAAATGAACGCTTTGAATCATACTTGTTAATGCCTCTTTATTTAAATTATTCAAATCATTTGGGTCTATGGTTTTCCCTTGTAGTCGTGTATAAAAATCCTCGATTGATTGTTTAAACCATGTTTCCTTTGATTGCGGCGGTTTTGCTTCGAAATAACGAATAATAAATGGGTTTCCATTGATAATATTCCATAGAATTCTTTGATTTTCTGGATGAACGAACAATGCCATTGAATAATATTCTGATAATAAATATTATTCAATTAGTTATCTTTATTCTTATTTTTATCTATAATACTTATGATTATGTTTTTCATATCTTGTATATCGGCTTCATTGGTTTTTGTCATTTTTGTATTATTTAGTTCTTCTAATGCGTAGTTAGCATATTCTGGATGTATGTGTAATACTCTTTCAAGTTGGTCGATAAGTCCCATTTCTATTGTGTCACTTACGTACTTTTTTATTTCGTCGTCCATATCACCCCCTTTTTGTACCTTCATTTTACGCTTATTTGTTTTAGATTTACCTCCTTTTATCTTTCTCTTTTTGGTTTGTTTTTTGCCTTTTCCAATGATTACTTTGGGAGAAAATACATGCTCTATTTTTTTTGCTTTTAAAAAATCATGAATATTTTTTTTCATGTCTTCAACGGTTTCATCTTTCGGATGTTTTTTAGTACTAGCCCATTTAATATAGGAGAATAATTCATTTAAATAATGGTCTACTTGGTCTCTACTTGTAAATGGCGCATTTTTTGTATCAAATTTTATGTTCATATTACCTACCTGAAACCCTTTACGGTTTCTATACCTCATTGGGTATATTTTCGTAGTGATTTTTACATCATTCGTATTTTCTACGGAGGTATTATTCATTTTCTAATTTATATTATGCATATATTTTGTTATACTTTGAAATATATTTTACGAAATTTACTCACATAGTTATCTGGTATTCTTGGTTTTCTAAATAAGTCTATTTTTTCTTCAGGTGATTTAATTGGAATGTTATTTATTTTCCCTGTTAATAAGGTAATTATGAAAAATAACGAATACATACCACATTCCGAATTCTCTTTTTGATGTTCTACTCTGTAATTATCATATTCTTCTAATTCTATGGGCGTTTCAAGTTCTCTACAATGTTCTTTTAAACGGTCTACTAATTTCTTTATTTCATTTGGTATCTTATCCCCAACACTATCAAAGAAAAATACAAATCCTTCTTGTAAATCTATAAATAATGATACCCAATGAGAACCATCTTCACGAAACTTGTCTAAATTAAATACCACACCTATTTTTGTTTTTCCTAAGTTTAAATACTCTTGTATCTGTTCCTTATTTTTTAATTTACATAAATCCTCTATATAGCACAAATCGTCAAAATCTATACTCGCAGTTTGTATTGCTCGGAACATAGAATATGATTTCTCATATTCTTTAAGTACGTTATCTATATCATGATTACTTAACCAATAGTTTTTGTTTGTTTTCCATTTATGCGGTTGTAATGGACGCGGAACATATAAATATTGACTTAGTTTTTCATTATAATTCGTGTCATCTATTATATTTAACCAACAGTCTTCGGTCGTACATGTTTTTAATCTTCTCTTTAAATCCTTCCATATTGTTCTCGGCTTTTCAGATATTATTTGATTATATGGATTGTTTTTATTATATTTGTCTTTGAGTATATGTAATACATCTTCCGGTAAACAACTTCCGCGAACTACGGTATTACTATGATTATTCGGATTACAATTGATATACTTCGGTTTTGTTAACAATTTCTTCAAAGTTTTATTCCTTTTACTTTTTTCCCTATATTTCTTTGACATGTTGATTATACATTCTAATTAGATTTTTCGACGTACAATATTTAGACAACTTACACAATTTCTACTTTTTTATAAGTTTTGTACCCCAAAATGAAGATATATCGTTTTGGGGGTCACGTTTATAATCGGTTTCTTCTTCGTCAGATTCATCTATATTACCAAACAATGTTTCCTCGTCAGAATTATTGTCATATCCTTTGTTCTCTATATCTTTCATTTTTAAGTATCGAAGTAATGTTCTTGTGTAATCGTTAAATGATTCATTTACATCGGTTGTTATTTGTGTATCCGGTTCGCATAGTAATCTTCTTGTTAAATCTATGATTTCATTTTTATGTTTCTTTAACGCACGTGTATGCTTTTGTTCTCGTTCATATCTTGCTGGGTCTTCCGTTGAAATATATTTTTTATGTTGGCTTTTATTCATTAAAAAATTCATTGTAATATCATTTATATAATCATCGTTTGTTGATGAATCTTTGTCGTATTCACTTTTGGTTTCACTCATTACTATATTTATAGATTTTACTAAAACTACAATATCAGTTTTAGGCAATATTAGAGGATTTAATGAGAACAAAATATTTGACTATATTATAATAATAATAATATGAGCGGTTCATCAGTATTAGGAGGTCCTTATAACGGACATTCATCAAAACAAACAGTGAGTTCTAAAAGAGATAGCGAAAGTGCCATTGCCAGAAAAGTATTACGTAGCTCTTGGAATACTCCATACGCCACTGGTACATACGAGGGTGAAAAAAGAGTCATTACTCCATTTAGAGCAGTAAACAATTTAGGTGATTTCTTAGGTAGAAAGAACTATTCGTGTGGAGGTCCAAAACAAATGACATTTACATGCGACAGTAGTAATGTTCCAGCATCATCTACAAACGTTAAGTTCGTACCTGATTCTTCTGACTATATTCGTTTTAGAAAACAACAAGCCATGAATCGTAATTATAACGACTCGGCACATTAATTTTCCTATTGTAATAAATTCTATAGTGAATGTATAGAATTTACAAAAATGTATAGAATGAAATGGACTATTCAAAATAATAACAATGCGGTTCTTACTGCTGATAATGCTATGCCATTGAAAGACTCTACCAGTAATAATGAGGGACGATTTCAAATGGACCGTCAAACATTCATTGAAACAATACCCAGTGTTATACCTACTGAAAACAAATGGATGGGAGAATCCCGAGACGCATCTGATGTAATGCGTAGACGTCGTGCCGGCGCAGTTGGAAAAGGGACATTTAACGCAAATAATAATCAGTTCTCTTTCACCAACCCTGATGACAAGAATTCGCGTAATAGTGCCCTACGTAGAGTTCGTTCGGGTGGATCAGTCGCACCTGTAAAAAAAGGGGCTCGTAAGTAACTTTTTTTCACTTGATAAACTATAAGACACGAAAATGTATAATTATTTAGCTGAATTCTTAGGAACTACCTTTTTTGTATATGTTTTTTTAGCTACTGGCAATCCGATTGCGATTGGTGCTGCGTTAGCACTTGTTATTGTGTTGATTGGTCCTATTTCGGGAGGTCATGTAAATCCTGCAGTCACAATTATGATGTCCGCAGCAGACAAATTTCCTACAAATGAAATTGTATCTTACTGTCTCGCGCAGATTTTTGGTGGGTTAGTCGCATTAGAAATATATAAACGCTACAAGCTATAATTCAATAGTAGTATTAGTATGGATAATACCACTATCTTCATTTGATGTTCTATGTAATGAATTTTGGGGTTCATCTACTGTTGCGATAGTATCATTTTCGGTCGGTGTATTTGTACTTGTTACAATATGTATACATACATACAATAACATTGTTAGCAATGTTATCGTGAGAACTAATAGAAGTAGAATCCAGATGTTTGACATTTTTGGTGTAATAACGGTACAGACGGTACTTTCAATTTTCAAACAAGATGTAAAAATTGAAAACTTATTTAACATATGATTAGAAGTATCACTATTAACGAACAGTTGTTCCGTACATTATTTAATATGAAATCTAAAATAGTCGGTTGGCGTAGACCTTTACCATATGACCTTCAACGTCATATTGCAACCAAATTTCTCAGTAAACAAGAGAGAAAACAATATGTTATCGATAAATTGAATTCTGCTCGAGGGAACGATGAGCTTAAACGAAATCTTACATCGTTGCCACCAGATACCCGTACTAAACTATTTATAAATGGGGTTTATAATAAATTTAATAAATTAGTTGAAAATAGTTATGTTAACGTGCATGGTGGTATTGCAATGCCTCGTTATATCCACCAAATTGTTCGTGTATCACTGGATACTGTTTATTATGGATTTCACCTGGTTCGTACGGGCAATCCGAATCTTAGACGCGCGCAAAAAACTCCATCATTTACAATGAGTTTGAGTAATACATCTGATATGGGTATGAAATATTGTCCGATAGAAGGTCATTCTGAGTTGACTGATAACATTCATGTAACAGATTTTGCAAAGTTAATTCGCACTTTATCTAATTTAAGGTGTACGTCTAAAAAATTTACTGAAGAGCGCGATCAAATTATATATGACTTCGCAGTTATAGTACAAATGTTAGCTACAAAATATACCAAGTTGAACGAGCAAGAAAAGAAGGACAAGTTGGCTGCCAAGGAAAAGGCACAGAAGGACAAGTTGGCTGCCAAGGAAAAGGCACAGAAGGACAAGTTGGCTGCCAAGGAAAAGGCACAGAAGGACAAGTTGGCTGCCAAAGAAAAGGCACACGCGGACAAATTGGCTGCTAAAGAAAAGGCACATAAGGAGAAGTTGGCTGCCAAGGAAAAAGCACAGAAGGACAAGTTGGCTGCCAAGGAAAAGGCACAGAAGGACAAGTTGGCTGCCAAGGAAAAGGCACAGAAGGACAAGTTGGCTACCAAGGAACAAGCAAAGCTGGAAAAAGCCAACCAAAAAAGAGAGTTGCGTGAAATGCGTATGCAAGAGAGAAAAGTAAAAAAATAAACAAAATTATGATGTAAATTATCTAACTACATGTGAGAGTTCAAAATGTCAAATTACAATATTTGACATTTTTTATCGTGACTTTTGAATCATTCTAAATAAAATAAATAACCCTACAAGTGATAATGTACTGACAAAAGCAATATTAATATGGTCTTTAAATATTATCTCATCTATATCAATACTCTCATTGTCACTGTTATCTGATTCCTTATCATCAGTAGAGTCATCTGAGTTATTCGCGTCTTTCGTATCTGCTAACACGTCATATGTATTTGTATCAACATTTGTAGTTATTGAAGTAGGGAAACCAACCTCAGTAAAATTTACAGATTGAAATATACGGTTACTATCTATGGGTTTAATCGCATTCATTTTTACTTCAGTTTCTCCTAAATTGGTATTCTTACTTTCTTTCTTGTTCTCCTTTTTGGGGGTATTATCAATGTATTCGCTCATCTATACATTATGTTATCAAATAATATCAACCATATAAAGATTATGTTACTTTGTTAGTATACTCATATGTGCGGAATTTTTACATTATTAAACAATCATAATAATATACCACAACCCATTATTCAATCTTGTTTCGAAAATGGTAAAGGACGGGGTCCAGAATTTTCATCATTATCATATTGCGCAATAAACGCACAGTTAGGATTTCATAGATTGGCTATCAATGGATTAAACGTCCAATCGAATCAACCTATTCGTATTAAAAATATATCGCTCATATGTAATGGGGAAATTTACAACTATAATGAATTATATGAAACTTTGAAGGTTTCGCCTACCACCGATTCGGATTGTGAAGTCATTATTCATATGTACTTAAAATATGGTATAGAATATACTTTGCGTATGTTAGACGGTGTGTTCTCATTTGTCTTAATTGATACCCAATTCAATGGGCTATCTAAAATGTGGGTCGCAAGAGACCCATATGGAGTTAGACCGTTATATCAAATGAAACCCATATCGCGATTGAAATCATCTAACAATCACTTATACGGATTCGCAAGTGAAATCAAAGGACTATATGATATTTATAAATACATTAAAGATATTAATTGTAATAAACGAACAATGGACCCTACACATGCCTCTAAATATCCTGATTATAGTATAGAACAATTCCCACCAGGAACGTTCTCTTATTATGAATTACCATATGAAATTCAAAAACCATGGAAATTTATATCATCCTACCAGTATCATTCACACGGGTTTCATAGTATCATGTATACTGATTATGTGAATACTAATACTATTTTCTCTAATATTCGTAAATATCTTACTAACGCAGTACATAAACGATGCTCTGCCACAGAACGACCTATCGCATGTTTACTTTCTGGGGGTCTTGATAGTAGTTTAATTACTGCTCTTGTAAATAATTATCACATCCAAAATAACTTACCTACACTTGAAACATATAGTATTGGGATTGAAGGTTCCGACGATTTAAAACATGCGAAAATTGTGGCTGATTATATGGGAACAAAGCATACCGAAGTTATATTGAGTGAAATTGATTTTATTAATGCTATACCCGAAGTCATTAAAGGGATTGAAAGTTATGATACTACTACGGTACGCGCAAGTATAGGTAATTGGTTACTTGGGAAATATATATCCAAACATAGTGAAGCTAAAGTCATTTTTAATGGAGATGGGTCAGATGAACTGTCGGGGGGGTATTTGTATATGGGAAGGGCTCCAGATGAATTTGAATTTGATAATGAATGTAGGCGATTATTAAAAGACATACATACATTTGATGTTCTACGCTCAGACAAATCCATTTCATCACACGGGTTAGAACCCAGAACACCTTTCTTAGACAGAGAATGGACCGAGTATTATTTATCTATATCACCACGCATTCGTTTTCATACAAATGAGAAACTTCCAGAAAAATACCTTATACGAAAAGCTTTTTCCAAAGAAGAATATGCTAAATATGAAGATAAAGCACTTTTACCGGATAGCGTGTTATGGAGACGCAAAGAGGCTTTCAGTGATGGAGTTTCTATACAAAATCGGTCATTATATCAAATTATCCAAGAACATGTGGGAAAAATAGTTGATTTAGGTAGCGATTCTTCTCTATTTACACATTTACCTCCACAAACAGCCGAACAAATTTACTATAGAACTATTTTTGAAGAACATTATGCTGGATTGGGTCATATTATACCCTATTTTTGGATGCCGAGATATATTGAGGCTACGGATTCAAGTGCACGAACATTGAGTGTATACTAATAAAAATATATTTCGAATCATATATTTTTATTCAAGTGCCTTCGTTTTATCAATTGTTACTTCTCTGAGAACATTCTTCATTACTTTATCCTCAAATAATCTGGTTTCTTCTTTTCCACATCCACCAAGTGATGATTCCGAATATTTGAAGAATTTTTCGTAGTTTTCGGTTCCCATGATACCCACATCGGGCGTTGAATCATACCATATTGGACGCATTCTTTCGTTTTTGTTAGCTACTCCTTTAACTGCCTTACGTAATTGGACTTTGTCTTCGTCTTTTTCCCATTTGTCGTCATCTTTTATGTATACCGTTTCGCGTTTCAAATCCGTACAATGGAGTGGACGGTCATGGATTTCCATTTCATTTATACGTTCTACGATGATATTTGAAATGCCATCTATGAATCCACGTTCTCCTGTTTCTATGAAATCCTGTATGGATATATTGATGGATTTTACAAAGTCTTTTAATGTCATTGCGTTCTTGCATTTCTCGTTCAGAAAAACATTTAAGTTGAATTTGTTGTTACTGTTTATGTTCGTGTTATTATTGTTATTTACAGTATTATTACCCATATTGCCTGCCATTTCTTTTATAATTTGTTGGAATTCACGACGTTCTTCCAATATAAGGTCCTTAAATTCTTGATTCTGTTTCAGTAATTCAACTATCAATGTCGGATTATCAAGTATTGTAGCAGCATTTGTTTGGGCTTCATTTGTGGGTATATCTTCGGATGTATCACAAACATCAATATACGTACATGTTTTTTTATGCTTACATAAACTAGACATATGTTTGTATTCTTTTCCACACTCACACGTATATGTTGGGAATGGCATTTTTTTAGTAGGATTAGTTAGGCGTTTATGTTTAGGTGTAGTTAGATGCGTATTATAATTACTAAACTTACTGCATATAAAGTTACACCGGTCACATATATATTTTTTAGCATTTTTTTCATTTTGTAGATTAGGCATTTTTTCCTTAATATACTAATAGATATAATGCCTAAATCATTTACCATATAAATACTTAATTTTTATGGTAATAGAATTTTTACTAAAAATACACAAATAACTGCATATACGTCTAAATCGTCTTTTAAGAAAACCCGTTTTAAATTTCTCAGCGAGGATTTTCATTTTGGACATTTATTTTATGTCCAATTTCAAATTCTTGGGTCAATTCTTTTTCGCACTTTTATACATTTTTAGCGTAAAATTATTTAATTACTATTAGAATTAGAAGTTTTATTATTTCCTATCAAGTCTTTTATAATTTGTTGGAATTCACGGCGTTCTTCCAAAATAAGGTCTTTGAACTCATTATTCTGTTTTACTATTTCAATAAGTAATGTCTGAGTATCAATTGCGGTAGCAGTATTATTGGGTGTGTCATCTGATGTATTATTGCATTTCTTCTTGTGTCGCCATAATCCAGAGCGGTCATTGAACGATTTGTTACATATTTCACAATTATGAGAATGAGTTTTATTGAGTATTCCGTTGTTAATCTTATGTTTAGCTGTAGATATATGTCGTTTATAATCATTTTTGTTAGTGGTATAGAATTGACATTTGTCACAATTATATTTTAAAGTTTTTTGTGTATTATTGGATACTAATAAACCGGTAGTGTGTATTATATTCATAGGCGTACCACTCAACTTAATATGCCTCGTCCGTTTATTATGTTCTTCTTGTGATTTACGTGTATTAAAATATACCCTACAAGAAGAACAATAAAAGACTTCTTTCGGTGGTTTGATGACAACATCCTTTTTGGGTTTTCGTGGCGGTAAAGGTTCAATGCTGTTTAGGGTTGCATTGTATTCTTCAAAATATTGTTGTTCTTGTTTCTTCGCGGAATGCAAATCTTCGCAATTATGGAATGCAATAATTTCCATGGTCCAGTTATCCCATCCCATATTGTCACGTATAACCTTATATACTTTACAATTATAATTGACCGATTTTGTATTTATACAGCTTTGTTTGTGTGCGTATTTCCTTTGGACGAAGTTAGTAGTATGTCCTATATAAAGTTCTTTTACAGAAGGGTCTTTACAAAAAATCTTATAAAATATGGTATTGGAATAATCAATCTTAACCTTCGGCATCTTATACTTATTAGAGATAAGACACTTCTAAATACTTTACCATATACTATATTTGTTTGTATATGGTAAGGATGATTTCAGTGTAAAATTATGAACATCAATTATGTAGTATGAGTTTATACCCTTACTTAAAAGGTTCGGTAATCAACCGCCCATCAATATCTGTAATATAGGTTTCTTTTGCGTGTTTGTCTTGGCGTTCGCCAATGACAAGATAACTTATTAATGCGGTAGATTCAGTATTTTGACATTCTATTTTTAATATGTTCCCTATGACTTTTCCACGTACGTTGTCCCAACCATCTTCATTTGTGGTGAATACACTGATGTCGCGATTTAATGCGACAAATGTACCTTCTGTCATATTGAATTGGGTATCTAAGTTAATTTCAGCTAAGCCATTTTCAAGGTGGATGTGTCCTCTGTAAATATTATCCATACGGGGACCTTCGATAAAACTATGAATCAAGTAATGAGTATCTTGTTTTTCAGGTAATGGATGGTCTATTTTAAACGTACCTGATGCTTTGGATACTGTTCCTGTAACATTTAAATTTCCAGGTATTTGTATTGTATCTCCGCTAACGCCTAATGTAAGATTATTTGTTGTATTTATTATAGGACTATTCATATTAAGTGTACCTACTATATCTACTCTTCCATTCATGGAAACATCCCCAGATACATTCATGCTACCATTCAGAGAAATGTCTTGGGTAACCAGAACTTCATAATTATTTATTGTAGTTAGCATAATGTTCTCATTTGACTCAGACCCGACCACTGTAAAATCTCCTTTGATTCTCATATTTCCTTCAACATCTATGTTTGAATTATAACTAACATCGCCCGTAAAAACTGTATCTATAGTATTATTTGTAAAATTAACGTAAGGTTGTACTATTGTAGTAGTACTAGTAGTAGACGTTTCAAATACGGAGGTTCCTCCAGCAGTATCTATTTGATACATTTCAGGTTTATTAACGCCACCACCATAAGCTGGTGATAAGACAATATTTCCGACAGAATTCATCAATATTGGTCCATTACTATTGGTTGCTGTTTTAGTTATTGGAGTTGCTATCTTATACCATCCAGCTGGACTCGCACTGGTTGTGTTTGGATACATACTCAAATCTGAAATCATGGATGGAGAAATATAATGGTAAACAGGGGTTCCAGTACCTGTGCTTATTCCTAAGATAGTGCCGACATCATTACATGCAAAACTCTGAGTTATAAGTGTGCCAGATGAATAATTTGCAATAGCGTACGATGGGTCTTCAGGTATTATACTATGAATTGTAAATACAGTGCCCACCCGTTTATATACAAGGACAAGTGATTTTAAAGAACTGGTTGGAAGGCTTGAAGCAATAAATATTCTTGTACAATCAATATTCGCTGTTATTGTTTGTCCAAAGAAGCTTGTGTATGTGGTATCCACACTTGGATCATAATATAGATTATCAGTACTTACGGATGGATGCCGTAAGTTACCTATATAGGTTGTAGTTTGGGTAGTTGAATCATATGTCCTTATTTCTATTCTTGCGTTGATTGCTACTAAAATATAATATACATCATTTACTGCTTTTACAATAACCTTTGGGTAGTTATTAGTATACGATTCAAATGTAGTCAATGGGTTATACCAATTCGAAAATAATGGTGTCCAGTTTAATCTATCGTATATCATTATTTGAATAACTAAGTTGTTAGAATTATTTCCACCTACTATTAGAAGGTTACCATTTTCAATAAACATTATTCGATGTACAATTGATAACCCACCACTGGTTTCCTTACCGGTTCCATATTGTATGTCCCATTTATTACTGTTAAGATTATATTTATATATGAAATATGCTCCAGACTGATTCTGACATGTGGTTACGAGTATTAATTCATCATCGGATTTAATATCTCCCATACTACAATCAGTTCCGGACCCACATATTTTATATATTTGAGCTTGACGTACATAATTCGATGGAACGGTATTAAAAAAAAGTAAATTGTTTGATGTATTATATATAGTCGTTACATCATCAGACGATAGATATACTGGTGATCCTACCGAAACCCAATTTGGAGAATGATATAGATTACTTAACGGATCTTGTATATCTGAATCAGAAGAATTGTATTCACTATTATACCGAAACACTTGACATGACGCATTACCAGTAACACCAAAACCTGGATTGGGATATGCACGAAGGGCGTAAGTAGAACTACTACTATTATAATCACTACTTACTACTATAAATCCACCATCTCTTGTCATTGAAGACACATAAACAACGTCGTATGCGTACGATGCGTAAACCGTTCCAAATTTGTTCCAATTTGTGCCAGTAAGTACATTATCGGGTATATAATAATTCTTTTTAATAGTATTAGTTTCAGATGAAGTTATGTTATAGGTTCCAAAATTTATATAATTGTCTATTGTTAGATTTGTTGCGTTAATTGAATTAACAGTTAAATCATTTATATTAACCTTTGTGTTAAAACTTGCATCTTGATTAATTTTCAGGGATGTATTATTGCTTTCTAAAGTTAATTGACGATTAATTGTATTTACTGTATATGTATAAGCTGCGTCCATGGTAACCGGTCCCGATTCAGATTCTATGTAAGCAGATCCAGTTTTTATTCTACACTGAGTATTTGCGCCCACACCCCATACAATATTTGTGTAAAAAATGTAATTATCATTTACTATTTTAATCAATCCACCTGCTGCATTGTATCCACTAAAATTTGCCGCAGATAATAATACATCACCCATTTGATAATATCCACTACTTAATATTATACCTTTAAGCCATGGTGGTCTTGTTGTTAATGCGTCCAGATTAACATACTTATATACTACTATATTACCAGCTGCGTCCGTTGCTGCTATTATACTGAAATCATCATTCGCGCCTAATCCCAATCGTTGATTGGGCCATACAATATTCGTGGGTGCGGACGTCCATGCATCATTTTTATATTCATGGAGGTATAATTTAGAAGTACTTGAATTGCTTGAGTTATAAGTAACAATTAGTTTGTTACCGTCAACTGACAAAATACACCCATGAGGGTAGTAACTACTAAGTTGTAAGCTGTATCTGATAGTCATTACACTATCCATAGTAGATATCATAATATCATTTGTAGCTGTTACTCTGAATACATGTGTATACATTATACTAGTAGGAAAAGAACAGACTATATTTAGAACTCCTTCAAAATAATGCATTTGGATTCTGGGTACCATTTCATAATAGCTTGAAGACGAACTTAGCCAATTACCTTCAATCTTAGATGTAACAAAACTTAACGTATTGTTATTCATATCATATATATAAAGAGATAAACCTGCATATGATGTATATTGTATACGGGTACCTTGACAAGTAATAGCAAGAAACGTTTTGCTACCAGTCTGGTTTAAAGCAACTCCATAACATCCGTATATTGTGGTACTACCAATAGGTTCAGCTGATGTTGGTGTTCCCCATCCATTGGTTTTTGTATAAGTTACTATATAAGCGTTATATTGCGCGTTTATTGCTACTATTATTGTATCATCATCCGTAAAGTTAATCATACTACAATCGGTACCGCATATTTTTCGGATAGCAATACTGTGGTAGCCTATATAATTATTAGCAATACCACCACCAATTGTATCGCCAGCGGAAGGATCATATTCCAAAACACTACCTAACTGTACCCAGTCATTAATATATGCTGGATACGAAACACTATCATAATCATATGTTACACCAGGACTATATTGATAAAGCCTTAATCTTAATTTATTATTGTAATAATTGCTCGCTTCACTTGTTGCTGTCTTTGATTTATCACTTATACACATTATGGAACCATCATGACTATATGCTACACGCACAGGATAGTACTGACTGGAGGACGTAGCATTATATACAGGACTTGAAGTAGTGGTTACATCAAACATTGAATGATTCCACGTAGATCCAGTTATCACATTCGTTAAATTCGCATCAACTGTAACACTTCCAGTAATGGTATCAGATGTAATATTAGTAGATGTTTGAAACACATCAGATGTAATATTACCAGTAACATGTAGATTTGCGTCCAGCTCAAAATCAACATTGTTGACAAGAACCCCGGTAGCACCTTGTGCACCAGTGGCGCCTTGTGCACCAGTTACGCCTTGTGCTCCAGTGGCACCTTGTGCTCCAGTGGCACCTTGTGCTCCAGTGGCACCTTGTGATCCAGTGGCACCTTGTGATCCAGTGGCACCTTGTGCACCAGTGGCGCCTTGTGCTCCCTGATTTCCTTGTGCTCCAGTGACGCCTTGAGCACCAGTTACGCCTTGTGCACCAGTGGCGCCTTGTGCTCCGGTTGCTCCTTGTGCTCCTATAGGATTATCAATAGCACTACTCGGAATAGAAGCATCTGGATATGAAGCACCTAAAATACTCCCAGTAATTTGCAAATCCTTACTTAAAATCAAATTATCACTGATATTTAAATAATTTTGAATATTAATTATTCCTCCCATATTCTCATGAGCGCTACATCTATAATACAATGTATCTGGTGCGTTATCCGGAACTATAAATTCAATAATTCCTGTAGTAGCACCATTGTTAGTAACTCCAGCATTATATACATTAGCCGCATTGTAGCTACCACCATTATCTGTAGTTTGAATATAAAAAGGATGCGAATCAGTAGAACTATCATTTACGTTCAAACCATACTTTAATCCACGGTATAGAATTATCGTATCTTGTAAAACACCATCTATATAGTATTTTTCACTTGATGCTGTAATTACAAAGGTTTTATATGTGGTTTCAGCTAAATTATTGTTATTTTTTAAAGCAGTAATATTAATGGATTTATCTGGAATAGTTATATTACCAGTAAAAGTGGGAGAATCTGAATCCGCTTTACTACTAATCGCAGTTGTATTAGAAGCAATATTGTTAGCAATTACTAGTTCTGCATTGGTTGCCCTTGTAGCCTCATCGCTAATAGCAGTTGTATTAGAAGAAATATTGTTAGCAATTACTAGTTCTGCATTGGTTGCCCTT